CGCCGTTAGGCGTGGACTTCCCGAACGCCACCTCGAAGATGCCGTCGTAGCTGGCCAGCCACTCGGCCGCACCCAGGCCCTGGCCGAACTGCATGAGCTCGTTGCCCCAGTTGTCGTAGTATTGGAGGTCGGGCGCGCCTCCCACGATGTTCGACTGGAGGACCTCGTCAGAGATGCCGAGCACTGACGGATAGCGGCCCGTCGAGAGGTAGACACTCTCGACCTCGGGGCCGAGGCCACCGTTGTTCAGCCAGTAGTCGGTGAACGAGATTCCGGTCCCGACGTAGTGCTGGTTGTTGCACCCGGCGCTGTACAGCTTCTCGAGCAGACCCCGCGCAATCGTGTTGAGGGCAGGGTCAGCCGGCGGATTCGGGGCGGCCACGGACTACCTATGCGTCCGGAGCGTCGGAAGCCTCGTCGACCGGATCACCCACGTGGGCGTGGGCATGGCTGGTCTCGTCGCCGATGATCCTGCACGTCGGGCCGTCGTAGCCCTCCTCGTGCAGGAGCTCGGCCAGATGACCGTTCGCCTCGAGCTGCTTCGCGATGTGGAAGCCCACGCCAGAGACGTGGCGTTCGGACACCTGGATGATGTCGGGCGTCACGTCATACAGGGTGCCGTCGGACATGGTGACGACCCCACGAGCCTTGGGTCCCGTGATGACGGCATGACCCTGCTCTTCTCCCGGTAGCGGAGGGACGGTCACGACGACCTTCACCCGTCCGGTCTCGGGGTCGAGGGTGGGCTCGCCGGTGGTGGGATCGGTGACGACGGTGCGGGTCATAGTGGTCATGGTGGCTCCTTAGCTGGCCGATTCGGTGAGGCCGCCGATGGCGATGGTGACCGTTCCCGCAGACGGGAACGTGATGGACGAGAGGGTGCCGCCGAAGATGAACCCGTTTCCGCCGGTCCCGGTGATCTGTGCGAACGTCCCGAAGTTGGTGATGGTCGAGGCTGGGATGTTCAAGACCAGGGTGTTGCTGTTGGACACCGACCCCGAGGACGGCGATCCCCAGGAGATCCCCGCCCGGCTGTACCCGATCTGCACCGTGCCCGAGCCGCCCGGGTTCGTGGCGTAGGTGGTCACCGTCACGGCGACCGTGAACGTGGTCGAGGTCGGGACGCTGGTCACGATGTAGGCGCCCTGGCCACCGGCCACGGTGTTGAGCGCCGACCATCCGGTGCCGGTCAGGCCCAGGAATGAAACCGAGTTGCCGACAGACAGGCCGTGGGCTGACCCGGTGGTGAACGTCGCGACGCCAGCCGAGTAGGTGGTCGAGGCGTTGGTGACCGTGACCGTTCCGCCCGCCGGCTCCTCGTTGGTCCCGGTCGTCCCGGTCGTCCCGGTGTGGATCGACAGGAAGGCGGCGTAGGTGCTCCCGGTCAGCGTCGAGAGAGCGGCGTTCTCCGCCGTGGTGCTCGCATAGAGCATGACCGCCTCGATCTCAGCGGCGATGGCCGCAAGCCGCTGGAGCTCGGGGTCGTGGAAGATGTGAGGACGCATGGTTCTCCTTGGCTATGGGGCGGGTACGACAGGTGAGCTGGAACGGTGTGGCCCGGCGTAGGCCAGGCGGGCGTGGGGGTGATGGGCCGGCAGGACGTGCACCCCGCCGTCGGCAGTCCGGGCCCGATGCTCGTGGTAGAGCTCCTTGTCCGGGTGGAGCGGCGAGACGTACAGCACGGATGCCGTCCCCGAGTCATCCCCTGGATGGCCGACGGCGAGCGTCCCCGTGCTCCCACCCCACATGTCCCACCGACTCCAGTCGGCCGTGGCCTGGCCGAGCCAGATCGGCACCGGACCGTTGTGGATCCCGACGCCCTCATGGCCGTTGGCGTCAGGGGTGTGCTTGTCCTCGTGGGCGACGTGGTGGACCGCGCAGAGCTTCATGTTGGCGTTGCCCTGGGAGTCGACCCATGCCATCACGTCGGTGGTGGTGGCGATCTCCGCCGAGTACGGCTGCCCGCCGAGGCGCGTCGTGACCTCATTGAGCTGCCGGACGAACGCCGCCACCCGAGCCGGGTCGGCACCCCACCCGAGCGACCACTCGGTGCCGAAGAGGTTTGTTCCGACCAGCACGGGGTCACCACCGTGTGCCGGGGTCAGGAAGATGCCGCCGCCATGATGGTCCTGCAGCCCTCGAGCGTTGGCCGGGTCTTCCGGATGACTCAGATCGACCGGGCCGCCACAGACGTAGCAGCCGCCCTCGGTCATGCCCATCAGCCACTTGCGGGTCTTCGTGTACTCCGGCGAGTCTGTGCGCTCCGGGTGATCAGCGGTGACGACGTGCTCAACGTCACCGATCGTCTCCTTGGGCATCAGGCGGCCAGATCCCACCAGGGACGGGGACGGGGACCGAGCTGCTGGACGAAGCTGTCGATGGCCGGCAGGTTGAATCCTCGGGCGTCCCCACCCCGCTCGACGAACGCCGGCGGCACGACGGCGTAGGCACCCACGACGTAGGTGAGCCACCACTTCCAGGTGATGAGCACCCAGGAACCCCAGGTGATGGCCAGGACGCCTTCGGCGGTGTACCCAACGGGGCTCACACAGTGGCCGCCCTCGATGTCGTCGTCCGCGCCGGTGCCGGTGAGCTCCCACACGCCGGACCCGTCCGAGCGGAACTGCTGCTGGGCGGGCATCGGGAGGTTCACGGCGATGTAGGCGTTGCCGAAGATCCAGATGCTCTGCTTCACCAGGGTGGTGTTCTTCACGTTCAGCGACGTGTAGCCGCCGTTCTCAAAGACCACTCCCCTGCCGAAGATTCCGGGGGAATGCCACGGCCGCAGGACGGTCGGGAGCTGGAGGCCCGTGTCCTGGCCGCCGGTCAGCCCGAAGTAGGTGCTCTTCACTTCGGCGTCGCCGCAGTAGGTCCACTCCTGGCCGGTGATGATCGCCCCGGCCTGGTCGACGTGCAGTGCGCCGGCGATGGTGCAGTCGCCATAGGTGTCGTTCAGCGCCATAGGCCAGCCACCTTTGGCGTCTGGCAAGGCGACGGCCCCCGGAGGCGCGGGGATGGGCTTCTCCGCGAAGACGGCGAGGTCGGGGACCTCGGGCGGTCGGTGATCGTGGATCAGACCCAGCGGGTAGCGGACCAGGTCCTGGTCGAGGGTGAACGTCACGCCTCGTCCTTCAGGGCACTCTTGGTGGTGGCGACGAGGATGGCGCCGGACCCGGCAGCGGTGCCGGTGATGATGAGCGTCAGGAGCGCCGTGATCTGTCCGCTGGCGAACACGTCATGCAGGCCCAGGGCGACCACTGCTCCGATGATCCCGATGCCGACGATGAGGTGTGGCACGGCACTGGTGTTGGTGAAGACGGTCGAGGCGAGGATGTACAGGCCGCTGGCACCGACCAGTCCGACGAGCCCGAGCAGCGCGCTGTAGGTGTCGCTCGGGCTGAGGTGCCCGGTGTACCCGAAGACGGTGAGGGCGGCGAGGAGGACGAGCCCGACGAGGGTCTGCGGGAGCAGCTTGAGAATCGTGGATTTCATGAGGACTCCTTGGGTCAGTCGTGGATACGGGTGTTGAGAGCTTCAAGTCGGGCGACGCGGTCGGCGAGGGTGGTGGCATCGGTCACGTACCGCTGGCCGATCATCTGGCCGAGCTTCGTGCCGAAAAGATTTGCGGCCGACACAAGGACGACGACGGCCACCTTCTCGGTCATGTCGTGGCCCTGCAGGGCGGTGACGGTGATGGTCGTGGTGGTGATGCCGACGATCCACTGGGCGGTGTCCATCCAGCCCGCCAGCCAGCCCCGGTTGCGGGCCTCGGCCTGGACCATGACGACGCCGAGGACGTCGGTCACCACCATCGTCAGTGCGGCGATGATGGCGAAGATCACGTCGGCTCCTCGGTGTGGGCGATGTGGTCCGGGTACTTGGCCCGGTGCCTGGCCCGGAGTCGATCCTGGTTCTCGTGGGTGGCGTGCTTGTTGCACATCCGCTGCCCGGTGTCGGGCACCTTGTGGTGCAGCGCGATGCGAGGGCAGGAGGCGCAGCGGTGGTGGTGGTAGACGGCGATCAGGCCGGCGATCAGGGTGACCTCGCCGAGGTCCGACCCGAAGCCGCTCCAGAAGGCGTAGGCCCTGCTCGCCTCATTCGAGGTGCCGGTCTCCTGCGAGAGGTGGACCGCGATCCAAGCCCACAGGTGTGCGAGGGGGGTCGGGTCGTGCATCGCTCAGCGAGCGTGGAGCTCAGTCGAGACATCACGGGCCGTGTCCGCCGCGTCTTCCTGGCCCTGGGTCAGCGAGGCGACGGCGGCATCCTGGTTTCGTCGCAGGTCGGTGAGCTGATGGCCAAGATCCCGGACCCGATCCTTGGTGGACTCCCCGCCGTTGAACGAGAGTTCGGCACTGATCGCCTCCAGCTGGTGGTCCTGTTGCTTCAGGTGTCGGTCGACGGATGTCAGGTGCTCGTTCACGCCCTGGAACCGCTCGATCATGCTCGGGATCTTCTCGGAGGCCGCGGTGGCCGGCCGGCCGACGATCGCCTCGTGGACCAGGTGCAGGTGGTTCACGACCTTGACGATCGCCCACACGACCGTGGCCGCCACCGGGAGGGCGAGAAGGATCCCGGCGATCTCATACCAGGTGTAGAGCGGACCATTGTGCGAGACGACCTCGAGCATCGATCACGCAGCCACGAAGACGCGAGCGGTGAAGAAGGCGTTCGGGCTCGTCGACTTGAACACCAGGCGGGCCACACCGGGACCCCCGCCGTTGTAGTCGACCGACCCGACGCAGGACTGCCAGGACTGGGTGTCGTAGGCGCTGGCCCAGTCGCACATGATGGACACCACGTCCGCTGGCGTCGCTCCGGTCGGGAGCGTGCAGTCGATGGCCTCCCAGCCATCGGCGTTGGTCGTGAAGCTGACAGGTACGACGGTCATGCCGTCTCCGATCTCGTAGGGAGGCTGTGCGGGGTGAGGCGGGTCGAGGGGGATGAGGATCGTGTCGAGATCCGTTCCCGGGAGCGGGCCCGCTCCGCCCTGCTGGACATTCGTGATCGGGAGCGTCGAGCCGTTCCCGTTGAACGACGTCGAGGCCGACTGCCAGTGGTAGGTGGCGTAGCCGGCATCGTGCGTGGCCTGGCACAGGGCGCCCGGGCCGTAGTCCCCGGTGCGGCCGGCTCCGATGGCCGTCGACGCCCCCCGGATGTACTGGACGGCCGAGGCGAGTGCCGTCCCACGGAGGTCCTCGTCGCAGGCGAAGAAGATCGGGCCCGAGTATCCCGTCGGTGCGTACTGGACAGCGGTGTGGGCGTTAGCCACGCCGGCGTTGAACCCGCCGGCGGAGTCGTTCGCCCCGTACTCGAAGACGAGCCACACGCGGATCCCGGCTCCGGTGAGCTCGTCGTACTCCGCCTGCGTGATGGTCTTGACCCATCCCGGAGGCCCCGTGTACCGGAAGGCGTCGGTGATGCCAGCGTTCAGGAGCTGCGCCACGGTCGGCTTCTCGAAGGCGTAGTCGACGGCGGTCATGATTCCCCTTGCGTTTTCCCAGGTAGAGGCACAGAATTAGTTCATGGAACCTGTTCAGTCCGGATTGAAGTGGCTGCGAGTGGCTGTCGTCGTGGTGGGCGTCCTGGCCCTCGGGGCCGTGGGTGGGGTCCTGGCCAGGCGGGGGTCTGCCCATCCAGTTGCCCTGATCCAGCGGACCGACGCCACAGCGACCACCACGACGACCGCTCCGGCGGTGACCACCACGACCCAGGCCCCGGTAGCGACGACCTTGCCCGCCTCGACGCCTCCGGTGGTGGCCGCCAACTCCGCTGCGAGCTCCGCCAACCAGGCGGCTCAGTCGGCGGCGGCAGCGGCCGGCTCGGCGTCAGTAGCTCAGAGCGCAGCGGCTGCGGCAACCGCGACAACGGTGCCGTACGTGACGCCGACGTCGGATCCGCCGCCGGTGACGTACTGCGCCGGATCGCTTGCCGCGGACGAGGCGGCGCCGTCGTGGCCAGGGACGAGGCCGGCCGACCTCTTCAACGTGTCCTCGTGCACTGATCCCGTGGGCACGTTCAACATTGGCGAGATCAACGACCGCGCTCCTGAGGTCGCTTTCCGGGTTTCCTAGATCGGCCGGACAGCCAGGTAGTTGGCGCCGAAGGTCGAGGTTCCGGTGGACGTGGCGTACTTCATGGTGAAGGTGTGGGCCACGTTCGGGGTGAGCGTGGTCAGCCAGGTGGACCCCTGCCGGGTCGACTGCGGGTTCCCGGAATTGGCCCCCGAGCCGCCGAGTCCGAAGATGCTGTGCGGTGATCCGCCGTCTATCACGACGTACGCAGTCGCAGTCCCGCCCGTCGGAGTACCTACGTATGCTCCGGCGGTGATGAGGTAGTCGCCGGTGGCGCCCGTGACGATGGTGACGGAAGGGGACCCGGCGATGGACGCGGGGGTGGTCGATGAGCAGGTCAGCGCGCTGGAGACGTAGTCGGTTACCTCCGGCAGCACCTCTTGGGTGTTGCCGGAGGTGTCCGATACGAGCACCCCGTAGTCGCCGTTGATGAATTTGCCGATCTCGGCGCGGATGTTGTCGGACGAATCGTAGACCTGCATGCCGTAACTGATCGTGCTGCCCGGGAAACAGCCCATGGCCACGACGGGCTCGGTGCCGTCCGGGTTGGAGACCACGAATTGCTGTTGGGTCTGGAGTGCCTGGATCGCCCGCTCCATCGCTGTGAGCCGGGCCAGGAGGGCGTCGGCTGGGGGAAGGTTGGCTCCCGGCATCAGTTCGGAGGAGCCGGCACCGGGGCGAGGCCGGGGGGCGTGTTCATCGTGTGGGTCATGGTGGCGAGACCCTCCTCGGGGACCTTGACGTCTAGGGCCACGATCCGAAGGGCGGTATCGACTCCGTTCGGGAACCGCTCATCCGGAGAGATCACGACCCGCTCGTCGTCACCCAGCCGGAAGGTCCCGAGGCTCGGGTCGCCGATCACCGGCATGGTGAACGTCGGGGTGACCACCGGCCACTCGTACTGCGCCCAGTCCCCTTCGGTACTCGCCTGCAGCTGGTCGGTGGTCGTCACGTTGGAATACGAGATCGTCTGCTCGAGCAGCGGGTAGCCCGCACCGAGGACCGAAGGGTCGGATCCGGTCGAATACTGCAGGCCGCCGGAGCCGGACGCCGTCCCGTAGATCGAATTCGACTCCTTGGTGCCGTCCTCCGGCCAGGTGTACCCCGTCGAGGCATTGCCCGAGGTCATCAGCAGCGCCGGGCTCGTCGACCCGAAGGGCACCCCTCGGCGCGGGTAGGAGATGTTCAGCACCGGGACGGGGGTGGAGCCCTGGCCGGCGGACCAGGACCAGTCGATCCCGAAGTCGAAGCCGGTCCCGTACCCGCCGCCGGAGAGCCCGGAGACGATCGAGGCGACGGTCTGGAGCTGGCTCAGGGGGAAGCTGCCCGTGAGCGGGTTGGGATTCGGGACGGTCTCGGCGATGTTGATCGTCAGCCCCTGGAAGGCCGACCCGGCGACGGCCAGGGCGTCGGCGACCACCTGGGCGGCGATGGAGCAGGCGTCCGCCGGGTTAGTGGACCAGTAGGCCCCCGCCGGAGCGTTGGTGTAGTCCGCGGCCTGCACTCGGTTGGTGAAGTACGACCACCCCTCCTGCCCTGCGACGGACGCCTTGTGAGTGGCGCCGTCGAAGTTGCGGGTCCAGTTGATGCCGCCCCACACGATCTGGCCATCGAGGTCGATAATCGTCAGCGTCTTGGACGGGTTCGTCGCACCGATCGGTCCGAGGTTCTTGATCCGAGGATCCGAGAGCAGAAGATCGCCAGTGAATGATCCGGCCACATTGAGCCGCTGGGAGAAGGTGACGTTCGTGTACGGGAGCTCGGCCAAGAGGTTATAGGTGAGCAGGTCGTAGGCGAAATAGGTGAAAACGCCCGCCATGGGCTACTGACTCACGAGTGCGGCGCTCAATTGGACGTAGGCGGGCACCGTGTTGGCCGCTGCTGGGAAATACGCATACATCGCCAGGGTGTCGCCGGCGTTGCACGCGATCAGGCCGGCCATCCCCGCCCCCGGCGATGCGCTGATTGCCGGCACGGCTAGGTCGGTGATGACAGCGGTCGCCGCAGCGTTCCTGTAGACCGTGAGTCCGATCGGGCCGTCGGTGCCGTTGCCAGCCGACAAGATGTTACCGGCGACCGAGTAGAGGCCGGCGACCGGGACGGTGAACGCACTGGGGGTCCACGTCATGCCACCCTTTAGTACGGGCGTCGCTGCGCCAAAGGTCACCTGCGTGTAGCCGACCCCGACCGCCGAGGCGGCCGTCTGGACGATGATGCCCGCCGGGTTGTTCCGGTTGGCGTTGGGCATCCCGACGAAGACCCGCTTGTCGACGATCGTGTAGGACGACGACGACGAGGCGCTGGCCGGAACGAGCACGGTGGCCAGGAGCAGCGAGTTGGCCGGCGTGGCTGGTACGGACGGCGATGGTGCCGGGGTTCCGGCTGTGGCCAGCACGTTCCAGGTGTTGTTGGTCACCGAACTGTCGTTGCCCGTGTACGCCTGGTCATTCACCGTGGCGGTGATGATGTAGTACATCGGATTCGAGGCATTTGGCGTGGTGCCGATGTTCACGACTGCGTCGTTGTAGCCGTAGTAGGCACCCATATGGGAAGCCGAGGAGCCCGGGACCCACACCTCCCCAGCGGCCACATTCACCGAATTGCCCGAGCCGGCGGTCACGGCCAGGTCCGCCGGGGCGACAACTCCCCCGGGCGTGCCATTGGTGACACCTCCGGTCAGGGAGCAGATGGCACGGCGGAAAAGCTCCGACGAGTGCGAGTCGGCCTGGATGGCGAAGGGCGGGTTCTCGCTAGCCATGTGTCTCCTAGATCAGGTAGAAGGGGATCTGGGTTCACCAGCAAGCATCTGGCCACGAGGGGAAGTCGAGGCTGGCGTCAAATCAGATACGCTGAACTCCAGCTCAGGGCGAGCGTCCCGACGACGGCGGACGAGTCACCGGACGAGAACTCGATGGTGTTGGCCCCCGGGGCGATGCCGGCGATCCCGGCCACGGGATTGGGCCAGACCGAGTTGGCCACCAGCCAGTTTCGTCGGGGCGCCGACACGCTCGAGCCGGACGCGGTGTAGAGGATGGTGCGGAGGTCGGTGTCGACTGCCAGGGTGTCGCCGGCGTTGAGCGTGTATCCGATCCCCGTCGGGTTGGAGAAGGACAGGATCCATCCGGTGGTCACGTTCTGGACGACGGGGTTGGTCACCGGACCGGTGATGACGAAGGTCGGACGCATCTCCACGTTGCCCGTGTTGGTGGCCGAGATGGACCCGTAGGTGCCGCCTCCACCGAAGGTGGCCGGGAAGGTGGCCGGGAAGGTCAGACCGCCGATGGGGGCCGGCAGACCCACCGTGGATGTCGTCGGGGTCGTGTACAGCCGCGGGTCAGTGGAATGAACCAGGATGGACGCCTGGGCCATGGCGCTGACCGAGTACCCGATGTCGATCGGCACCGTGCGCTTCCGGGCCCGGCACATGAGGCCGAGGCACGGGAGGTTGGGGATCTGGATCCACAGCGGCGACTCGGTGCCGATGCCGGTCTCGAAGGCCGTGGCCAACGCCTCGGCAGCGTGCTGCAGGCTGGTGCCGTCACTGGCGAAATTGGCGGTGATGGTCACGTCCCGGCCCGACATGAAGTCCAGGCCGATCAGTTCGCCGTGGTCCCGGGGTCGGGGTACGTCGCCGTTGCGGATCACCGGAAGATCGAGCCCGGCGATCTCGCTGATGGCATACGGGGTGGTGTTCCCGAGGTTGAGCCCTCCGTACTGGAGCTCCCAGTTGCTCAGGGACGGGGCAGCCGTGGTGGGGAACGCCATCAGACCGGTGCAGTCTTCATGGCCCAGCCCACCTCGGTGCCAATCTCAGAGGCACTGGCGTTGGTCTGGACGTAGACGTTGGTGGTGAGGCTGCGACCCGACGCCGAGCTCGCTGCGGCCGGCGTTCCGGGAATGCCGCCCTGGCCGGTCGGCAGATTGCCCTCCAGCGGCTTGATTCCGGCGAAGAACTGCGACTTCATCTGCGCCTCGGGGATCACGAACTCCGGACCCGCCTCACCCACCAGGGCCAGGGTCGGGCTCGTGACGTAGCCGCCGGTGGCCAGCCCGATGGCGCTGAGGGCCGAGCCGATGACCGGGATGGAGTTCACGGCGTTCTTCGCCGCCGTGATCCCGCCGGTGACCACGGACTTGATCGCGTCCCCCACCTTGGAGGCTGCCTTCTCGATCCCAGAGACGAGCCCGTGCACGAGATCGTCGCCCCATTTAAGGAGGACGCTGCCGGCGTCTCCCAAAGCGGTGACAATCTTGAGGGGAATTCCCTTCACGAAGGTGATGACGTCGCTGATGCTGGTCACGATGGCACTCTTGAAGTCGGCCCATGCCGTTTTGGCCACGCCCTTGATGTCTGATCCGAGATCCTCGAGGCCGGCGACGATCTTGTCCGGGATCCCGGAGATGAAGGTGACGATGTCGTCGAAGGCCTTGACGACGTCGGACTTCACCGTGTTCCAGTGCTTCACCAGCTCGAGCACCAGGAGGCCGATCGGGCCGGTCACGACCAGGAAGATCGTCTCGGCAATCACCTTCAGGTGGTCCTTGATGAAGTCCCACACCTTGACGGCGGCCGTCTTGATCGCGTTCCAGATGTCCTTCAGGACCGACTCAACCTGCTTCCAGTGGGTCACCAGCAGGGTGCCCACGGTGACGACGCCCATGATGATCAGACCGATGGGACCGAATGCCGAGTCGGCCGCAGCCCCAGTCGCCTCGAAGGCTTCGTCGACCTCGGGGGCCGTCTCGGCGACCTCTCCCATTCCTGCGGTGACTTCCTCGCAGGATGCGGACACCCCTTCCAATTTGGCCTGGATCGTCGACAGCGCCTCGTCGACCTCGGGGGCCGTCTCGGCCAGCTTCTGCATTGAGGCGACCTGGCGCTGGGTCGACTCCGATGCCTTCAGTTGGCCCTTGGCATTGTCGAGCGCTGCGGCGGTCGCCTCGATGGTGGCGTCTGTGGCGCTACCGCTGGCCTGCTTCTGCAGGTTCAACTGAGCAGAGAGCAGCTTCACCTGCTGACTCAGGAGCTCGGTGCGCTCGGCCAGGGCATCCTGTGCCGCCTGGTCCTCGTCGGCCATCCCGGCGGCGCCCTTGAACGTGTCGCCCAGATGGAGCAGGGACGAGGCCATGTTCTTCGTGGCCCCGACCATCTTGCCGGCGGTCTCCACGGAGAACTTCAGGACGGCAGCACCGAGCACGGCACCGATCACCCCGGCCAGCACCTCGGCTGCGGCCTTGTGCTTCCCGAACCAGTCGACGATCTGGGTGACGACCTTGATCGCGCTAGTGATGATCGGGATCAGCTTCTCGCCGAAGGAGACCGACAGGTTCTCGACCTTGGCCTTGGCCACATCCATCTGCCCGGCCAGGGTCTCGCCGTAAGCGGAGGCAGCCCCGTGGGTCTTCTTGCTGATCTCGTCGATGACCTTGCCGATGGTCCCCTGATCCAGCGTCAGCTTCTCAGTCGCCTTGGACACGGCCTCGTGCGCGTTCACCAGGGCGATCTGAGCCGGAACACCGGCCTTGATGACGCCGGCAGCCACCTCTTCCTGGGTCTGCTTCAGCTTGAGCTGCGCAGTGGCGACGGCCTCGGTGGCGGTGTGGATCGACGCCAGCTTCCCCGATCCGATATCGAGGTTGATCCCCATCTGCGTCAGGACCCGGGTGCTGCCGGCCATGGCCTTGCCGAGGAGAGTGGATGCTTCAGAGAGGCTGATGTGCTTGAACCGGGCCAGGTCGGCCGCGCTCCCGAGGAGCTTGATGGCCTGGGTGGGCGAGCCGGTCGAGGTCGTGAGCTGGGTCAGGGCGTTCGAGGTGTCGATCGAGTTGAACCCGAGATTCGACATCGATCCGTAGGCCGCGTCCAGCTTGGGCTTCAGCTTGTCGAAGCCGGAGCCGGTCGCCTCGACGGCCGTCTTGAGGTTGGCCTGGGCCACGTCGAACTTGTCGGCCATCTCGACCGACTCGGTGCCGAAGGCCACCAGCCCGGCGGCGCCAGCGGCGAGGGTGACGCCACCGATGGTGGACATCAGCTGGCCGAACTTCTGGCCCTTGGTCTCGGCCTGCTCGAGCTTCTCGCCGATCTTGGAGACCGACGACCCGAAGGGGATGCCCCAGTTCTCCAGCTTCTGCCCGAGCTTGTCGAACACGCCGCCGGCCTTCGTCGTGGCCCCGTCGAAGGAGTCGCCGATGGAGGCAGCCGCCACGTCGGCCTTGGCCGCGCTTCCTGCCAGGGCGTCGTCGAGGGACTTGGCGTCGCCCGAGATGTAGACCGCTACGTTTCTCGTGACCATCTACCGGAACCCGATCTCACCGAACGTCTCGTCGACCACCGCGGCGATGGCCGTGGTGATCTCCTCCTCCTTCGCCTCGAGGGCGGGCGAGAGGTAGGCGGGGTGGCTGTTCTTGGCGGTCCACGGGGCCACGCCGCCGGACCGGGACTGCCCCGCCTTGCTCACGAGCTCCGGGTGCTTCTTCGAGTGCGAGACGAGTGTCCGTCCGCCGCCGCCCTTGGCGACGGCGACCTCGAACACCGGATGGCGGACGAACCCCTTGCCCCGGTTCTCGATAGCTGCGGCGTCAGGTGCACGAGCGCCACCGGCGACCACCTTCACCGTTGCGCCGTTGCCGGTCACGCTCACACGGAGCGAGCTCGGGATCCTCCGGGAGAAGGATGCCCGGGTGGCGGCCTCGGTCTTCACGATCTCGGCGGCGACCTTCATCTTGGAGCGGAACCCCTTGGACAGCTCGGGCGATGCCCGCCGAAGATCCCGGGCCAGATCCTTCAGCCCCGTCGTGTCGACGTAGACGTTGGCGTTGGCAGTCGACTCACGCATCGCGCTGGCTCCTCAGGTGGTCGACGTTGCGCATCAGGACGTATGCGTCGATGAGGTCCAGGTCGTCCCACTCCCACGGCCGCACGAAGAACTCGTGGGCCACCTCCGCCATGTACTCCAGGCGCAGGGCGTCTAGGCGTCGGGCACGGTAAGTGGCGAGCCTGTCGGGTCGGTAGGGTTTGCGTCATCTCCGGCCTCCTCGGCCGGCTCCGCCTCGTCGATGATCTCGAAGTCTCCGAGTCGGAAGTCGAGGGTGTCGAAGTTGACCGCCTTGCCGGACTTCTTCTCCAGCACGTAGACGAGACAGGAGAGCGCCGTCATCGACCCGTCCCGGACGGCCTGGCCCCACTCCTTGAACGTCCCGTCGAAGATCTTCTCGATCATCCGGGCGTCGCGGACGCTCGGATTGGCGAAGTCGAACTCGTACTTGTCGTCTCCTACCCGGACGGTGCTCAATCGAGCGTCGTGTCGGTCGACACGGTGGTGAACTGGATCACCGGGTCGGTGCCGTCGTCCAAGATGTCGAAGGGCACCGACACCGTGATCACTCCTGGGCCGTCCACCTCGGGCGGGGTGCCGTTCAGATAGATGGCCGGGCACAGGATGCTCAGCGAGGCGTAGTGCCCGACACCGGCCAGGGTCGGCGAGGTGAAGTTGAGCTGGAGCGTCACCGGGGTATCGGCGTAGTAGGCGTTGTACATGTCGGTGAGGTTGGCGAACTCCACCACCAGGGTCCCGGTGTACTTGCGAAAGGCATTGGCCAGCTGCTCCCGCTTGGTCGTCGACCCGAGGGTCTGACGGGTCGTGTCCATGGCGTTGGTGCCCTTGATCGAGACCGACTTCACCGTCCCGACCGGAGCCGAGCCGCCGGAGATCGAGGCGACGCCGGAGGTCGTGGTGACCGTCCCGCCGGTGAGCAGCGCACCATCGACACCGGCGAAGATGTTCGCCGCCGTGTACGACGGGGCGGTGTAGCTGGTCGCCGTGGCCTCATTGAACCCGTCGAAGGTGACGACGAGCTTCACGATCTCTGCCGCGCTGACCGAGAGCTCCCACTCCGTGATCTTGCAGCCGTTGTAGGAGAACGCCTGGATGGTGCCGTTGGTCTCCGGACGGCCGGACTGGAGGGACAGCGACAGGCCCGTCAGGTCGGCGGGGACGAAGATCGCCGTGTAGGCGGTCGTCGAGCCGATCTGCGTAGGGCCCGAGATGCAGCTGCCGAGCATGTTCTTGAACAGCAGGCCCATCTGGTTGATCATGACTTCCATCTCGACGGGGCCCTTGGCCTCGAGCATGGTGAGTCGACGGTGGGCGCCGAGGACGAAGAGGCCGCCGTGGAGCGCCTCTCCCTGGACGGTCTTCTTGGCACCCATGACCTTGTCGGAGTCGACGGGCAGCCAGTTGGCCGGGGTCGTGAAGGTGCCGACGGTGCCCTCCTGGGCGAATCCCCAGGTCGCTCCGAGGCCAGATGCGATGCCTGTTGCCATTAGTCGGTCTCCTCAGTGTCTGCGACCGGCTCCTCGGCCGGCTCGGGATCCGGCTCGACTGGCGTCGGGTCGGCGGGGGGTGCGAACATCGCCAGAGCGGCGTTGTACTCGTCCTCGGCGGCGAGGGCGGCCTTGTCCTCGGGAACCCAGATCCGGGGCTGCCCGGCGTAGTTGATCGCCGCCTCGTCGAGGACGGTCAACACGTCGTCGGGCTGCACCGTGGTGACCGGGCAGCCGTAGCCGACCCGGCGGGCGTCGCCGGAGATGTTGCGGAACTTTGCCATCAGGGCAGGTCCTTTCGGTTGCTCACGCCGTGAGCCTCACGTTGATGATCTGGACAGTGAACGATCCGATGACGCCCCAGCCCTTGCCGCCGAAGGGACCCGACTCGGGCAGCTCCAGGGTGGAGACCTTCCAAGACCCCGACGGGGTGAGCGCGCCACTGGCGCCGGGGTCGTTCTGCAGGAACCCCATCAGGCTGTCGAACATCGTGAAGGCATCAGTGAGTCGGGATGCGGGGTCGGAGTCCCCCTGCCACGCCCGGAGGCTGCAGGGGATGCCGTACTCCTCGGACGACCGGTTGGCCGAGGCCGGGAGGCCCGCCCACTCCTGGCGGTAGCCGGAGAGCAACTGCCCCGATTCGTCCTCGCCCACCATGAGGTAGTTGTTCGACACCTCGGTGCCGGTCGGGAGGCCGAGGTAGGTGCCGACACTGAGTGTCGGGTTGGCGTCCGCCACCTGCTTCATGTAGGCGAAGAGCTGGGCGATCGCCCCCGGAACGGTTGAGGTGAGTGTCTCGCTCATGCCAGGCTCGGGTAGCGGCGGTTCGGCACCAGGCGCTCTCGGATCCCGTTGGGGATGAAGAACCCGATCGGGACGCGCTGGGTCTCGTCGTCGTCCGCCTCGCCGAACCCGGCGCCGCCAAGCCGCAGGGACGTCTGCTCCTGGGTCCGCTGGTAGTGGATCCGGACGAGTTCGAGGGTGGCTTCGTAGACGTTGGACGGGACCGTCGTCTGGCCCGCCTCGTAGAAGACGTGGACCGACTGGGGCATGTCCGGGAAGGGCTGCACGCCACCGCCGGCCGTGCGTCGGACGATCCGCCCGTACCGCAGGTCGGCCTGTACCGAATAGAGCTGGCCCTCGTCGGGCGAGGCGATGATGGCCAGTGGCCACTCGATCGGGCCGTTGTACTCGCTGCAGGCCAGGACGTTGAAGACCGGGGTGCAGCCGAGGGCCGTGGACGGACGCCGGTGGACCGTGATCCAGGGGTTCCCGCCGTCGTGCCACTCCTCGAACTCGCGCACGAGGATCGGTCCCGTGATGGCCTCGATGGGAGCCTGGCAGGACTGGATGAACCGCAGGAGCTTGGCGTCATTCGAGTAGTCCGTCGACGGGATGTTGAGGTAGTCCTTCGCCGCGCCGAGCGAGACGAGGAGCTGGCCGCCGACCGTCGTGAGGTCGGCCTGGACTTCGATCTCGATGTACCCGACCGTCGGGAACTGCTGGGTCAGGGCGTCGGCGAAGGTGACCTGCCAGACCGCCTGGAAAGTGCCGACCGACTGGGTGTCGGCGGCGCTGAACGCGTACTGGACCTGGCCGGCCACTCCGTTGGTCACCGAGGTGCTCCCGGTCAGCGTCACGGGGCTCGAGGAGGAGACGGATCGCATCACCAGAGCGACCGTCGCTCCGACGAGGTCGACCGCTGTCCCGTTGGAGTAGGTCAAAGTGTCGGTGAGGATCGGAAGGGTGTCGCCCTGCTTGATCGTGAACGAGGCGGCCATCAGCGAGCTCCGATGCCTAGATGAACGTCAGCTCGACACCCGACAGCGACCCGGACGAGTTGAGGATGATCGATGTCGTCCCAGTGACCAGGTCCATCTTGAACCAGGGCGTCCCGCTGACCGGGGCGATCTCCAGCCCACCGTCACCGGTGTTCAGGTTGGTCCGCACCTTGACGGTGACTGAGGGTGCCGAGGAGAGGAAGATCGCCACGGCGACGGCCCCTGACGGCACGGCGAAGGTGTTGTCCCCGGCGGCGAGGGTGGCATCGTCGATCTGACCGATCGTGTTGCTTCCGGAGGTGGTGACCGGGCCGATCAGCTTCTCGCCGGAGACCAGTCCGGCAGCCATGCCGGAGACGGTGAGCGTCCCGGACACTCAGTCGTCTCCGGGCTTGCGGGCCCGGCCGCGCCGGACGGGTGCGGGCTTCTCGTCGACGATCTCGTCCTCGCCGGCGGTGGTCGTGGTGACCGGCGCAGCGGCCACCGGAGTGCGGCGCTCGGCCAGGATCATCCGGAGGTGGATCGCACAGATGTTGAGGTGGTTCTCGACGAGACCGCCGTACTGGTCGAGGTCGTCGTCGAGGTCCTCGAGGAGGCCGGTGACCTCGGTGCGCAGTTCGCTGCGGGTGGGCAGGGGCATGGCTATCTCGTCTCCTTCTTCGGTGGGACGGCTCGCTCGAGCCGCCTCGTGGACTCACGGTGCTGCCGCTCGGTCTCCCGATCGGCTTCCGTGGTCTCGTGGGTCTCTTCGTTCACTGGAGGTGCCTCCCTCCATGCAGGTGGTCCACCGGCGGGAAGTGCCAGTGGTGGGTGAAGCCGGCGGCCCGGACGGAACCCGAGCGGAGCGGGCTGGGCGTGCCGTGGAGCTTGTCGCCGGCGATGTGGTCGCAGAGGTTGGGCCAGCCGCGATCGCGTGGCGGGATGGCGCTCACCGCGTCAGGGGTGGCCGCCAGGAGCTCGGAGCGGAACCGGGTGCACCCGAGCTGGTTGGCCCAGGCTTCCTGGCACCCGGGATGGCAGATGTCGGCGTAGCCGAACGAGCACCAGGACTCGGGACACGCCTCGACCTGCCCGATGACGTCGGGCCGACAGACGACGTCGTGCTCGACCACGAGAAAGCCCTCGCCGTCGGCCCACAGGCGGAGGAGGAGCCGCCAGTAGGCGTGGTCGTCGGCGCTCACGTCGCACCACTCGGCGTGGTCGGGCAGTGCCTCGACCACAGCCGGGTGGCGCTTCGTGTGCGGGACGATGATCCTCAACTACGTGAGGATGATCACCGGAGCGACCGCCTTCTGGGAAGGCGAGGCGATGGTCGCTGCCGCGGTGGCCCCGAGCGCCGAGCCGGCGGTCATCGACTGGAACAGCGGACCACCGGTGTACCACTGGTAGTTGATCCCGTTCGGCGTCGCCATCGACGTCGCCGTGGGCACGGTCGACGCCGTGATGGACACACCGGCGTAGATGAACCCATTGGGGGCGTTGGCCGCCGTGATCAGCTGCGGCGTGGCCAGCGTGAACGTGTACAGCCCCGACGAGGTCCCGGGGGAGGCGGCGGGGATCGCCGTGGTCGTGCCGTCCGTCGACTGACCCAGGAGCGCCGGGGCGGACCCGGTGCCTGCGTACAGCGCGGCGAACTGGTGGGTCGGGGTCGACGCACCGGTGGCACCCACCAGGATGCTGACCTTGGAGATGACCACGCCGAGGTCCACCGGGACGGGGACGGCGACGAGGACACCGGAGCCGGCCAGGGCGCCGTCGGTGTAGTTGCCCCACCCGAAGCCGGGCTCGGCGTTGGACCGGGCCGGCAGGTTGGACTGCACGACGTTGGACGTCTGCCCCAGCAACGCCAGGAACGGGTTGGACAGGGGGTACTTCGACGAGACGAGATCACCAGGCATGGTGTTCCCCTTTCAGAGAGATGTTCGGTTGGAAGAGTCGGATCGGGACGGTGCCCCGGGGGCCGAAGCCCCCGGGGCGGGTGATCAGAAGGTGATCGAGGTGACCGCGCCCTGGGGTGCGGCGAAGCCGGAGCCGGTCGCCACCGAGATGGCCTGCCCGTAGCGGGCGAGCAGGGCCACATAGTTGTAGACCTGGAACCTCACCCCCAGGGAACCCGAGAGCACCTCGCGGTAGACGTTGGTCCGCATCTCGCCCTGGAAGAGCCAGATGTCGTCCCAGTTGGCGGCGATCGCCACGTCCTGGCCGGAGCCACCACCGGTGGTGTCGGTGGTCGTCACGTTGTCGTCGACGTAGATCGGCGCACCGAAGTTGGTGCGACCGGCCAGGCCCTCGGCCACCCGGGGACTGTCGTCAATGGCGGCGACGTTCCACGGAGCAGCGTCGGTGGCCTCGACCAGCGGGCGGCCGTTGGCGTCGAGCGACGACGCGTACCAGAAGTACCGCGACCCGTGGAGCACGAACTTCAGCTGGCTGAGGTCGTAGCGCTTGCGGGCGATCTGGGAGGCCATGGCCGCCAGCACCGAGATGAAGTGCTGCCCCGAGGGGGAAGCGTCGGTGTAGGTGATCGAGTTGGCGCCCCAGTTGTTGTACGGGTACAGGCCGAGCAGGTGGCCGCCGTTCAGCTGGCCGGTGTTGACGCCGTCGCCGGCGAGCACCTGCTGATCCAGGAAGGCGTTGTACTGCTGGACCAGGTTGGTCGTGATGACCTCGTCGACCAAGCCATGGGGCGACTGCTCGAGGAGCTGCAAAGCCACGTCGGACTCACCGGCCACAGTTTTCACGTTCGCCTGCACGGCGGAGTCGGTCCAGTCCTGCGACACGACGCCGGCGTTGTCCGCCTGCTGGTACCCGACGGCCGTACCTCCGGCCACCTTCGGGATGTTGATGGAGTCCGTGCCCATAGGCAGGTCCATCTGGCGGCACAGGGCAGCGGCGACCAGGTGGGCGACGAGCTGCGGGATGAACTCGTCCGGGAGCCACAAGGGCGGCACGAAGTACCCGCCGGAGCCGTCGGTCCGGTTGGGCTCGACCCGGTACTCGAACGGGTTGAGGCTCGTGCGACCCTCGGCCTGCTCGACCTGGCTCAGCGCCCGACGCTCCCGGCTCTTCGCCCGCTTCGGCATCTCGACGTCCATCTCGATGCGGTGGCGGTTCAGGCGGGCCAGCGAGGACTCCTGGTCCGTGGTCTGGAAGGTCACGCCCGGCACGAGCACCTGGGCGAGGTCCCGGTAGTACGAGATCCCGTCGGCACCGCGGCAGGTGTCCCTGCGGTAGGTCATGGGCTCGGCGCCGACCTCGGGGGTGCTCCGATGCAGCTCGGCGGCCTCGTCCCGGCGACGGACGATCTCCTCCTGGTCGGCGATGCGCTTGTCGAGGTCCCTGACCTCGGCCTCGAGCAGCTCGGACTGGGCCCGGAAGGCGAGCTCGGCGGCCCGGAAGGACTCGATCTCGTCCTCGCCGGGGGCGGTGTCGCCCGAACGGGCCTCGAACTCGGCCCGCACGGTCTCCCGCTGGTCGATGAACTGGGTCCAGGCGTCGACGGCGGCGTTGCGCTTGGTGTGCAGCCGGTCGAGGAGCGTGGGCTCGGTGGTGGTGGGGGGCATGATGCCTCCTTCTGGAATTGGGCGCACCGGGACGGTGGCTCTGGTGGTTGGTGACGTCCCGGGTGGTGCCTCTCGCTCAACATGGGTGGTGCCGCCCGAAGGCGGTCCGGCGCACGATGAGTGGGGTCCGGCGCGGGGTTACTGCGTGGGTCAGTAGTTGGTCTGGACGACGGTGCCGGTGCCCTGGATCACCCAGATGCCGGCGGTGTACCGGTTGGTGATGGCGGCCACGGAGGCGTGGAGCTGGATCCGAGCGCCCAGGGCACCCGAGAGCGGCTCACGCATGACGGCGGTCTGGACCGGTCCCTCGAGGAGGATCAGGTCCGTCGGGCGCAGGCAGGTGATGAAGTCCTCGTTGCCTCCCGCACCCTGCGTGGCCGGGATGGCGTCGTCGAGGAACACGGGCCAGGAGATCAGACCGCCGACGGGGTCGGGGGTCTCCTCGTCGGCGCCGAGGAAGAACGGCGACGAGATCCCGAAGGGTCGCCCTGCAGTGTCCTCCTGGGTCGTCAGCCACGACCAGCGGGCCGTGCGCATGAGCCAGACCTCCGGAGGGAGCAGACGGCTGTCGCCGAGCTGGGCGGCGGCCTGGCCGAAGTAGGGCCACATCCGGGCGCCCGTCGGGGAAGCGTCGGTGTAGGTGATCGAGGTGTCGGCGGCTTGGATCCCGAGGAGCTGGTTGTTGGTCGACCCGGTGCCGATGAGCAGCTGGGTCTCGACGTCGCGGTCGTAGTCCTCCGCCATGTCCATCAGGAGCGCCCAGTCGAGGTGGGCGCCGGCGGGGCTCTGTTCGAGGGCCTGCAAGGCCACGTCGGCCTGGCCGGCCAGAGTTACCACGATCGACGAACCGGCAGAATCGGTGATGTCCTGGGCGGGCACACCCTCGATGTCGGCCACGGGGGCGGTGTTCGTTCCGGTGCCGATGATGGGCAGGTTGATCTGGGAGACGCCCGGCGGGAGCTCGAACCGAGGCATGAGCCCGGCCAGTACCCGTCCCGGCCGCTTGGCTGTGGCGAAGAGCTGGTTGAGCCAGATCGGCGGGCTGAAATAGCCACCCTGGCCGTCGGTCCGGTTGGGCTCGACCCGGTACTCGAAGTCACCGGCCCGGAGCGACCGCCAGGCCCGGTCGGCGCGTTCGGCGTCGATGACCCGCATCTCCTGGGCGTGACGGGCCAGGCGCTCACCAGCGCCCGTCACCCGGTCCGTCAGGAGCAGGTCGCGGTAGTACGAATGCCGGGCGTGGCGGTGATAGGTCAGCGGCTCGGACGTGACGGTGACCGCGGTGGCCCGGGCCGGGCGGGCACGGGCGTCCCGACGGGCCAGTGCGCCCCGGGTCTCGATTCCGGTGGAATCGGACGCCAGGGGGACGTAGGTGGTGATCGACTTCACCGGCTGCGGGTCGCCGGCGAGGGTGATGCCCCCGTCGGCGTCGATCGAGTAGTCGTCCTGGAGGTACTCGTTGAAGTCGACCTCGTAGACCACGTACGAATCGGAGAAGTCGATCACCCAGACGTAGCTGTCGTCGGCCTCGGGATCTGCCGCGACGGAGGCGGCGATCGCCGCCCGAAGCCCGTCCTGCAGCTGGCCGTAGGTCATGGTCATGCCACACCCCTTCGCGGTCCGGTGCTGAGCGCAGCGAGTCGAGCCCGGGCCTCCGCTCCGTAGTTGGGCAGCGCCAGTGAACCCTGGGGCGGCGCCAGGGCCGGCTCGAGATCGGCCGGGTCGCCGTCCGGGTTGGCCACGTCCAGAACGTTGGAGACGCCAGCCAGCCCGGCGTCGACGGCGGCGTCGATGTCCTGCAGGGATCGCACGATCGCCGGGATGTCCACGTCGTCGGCCGTGTGGAGCGCCTCGAGGGCCTGCTGCAGCTGGTCCGAGTTGGCCGCCGAGAGGACCTTGCCCTCCCGGAGCTCCCGGAACAGGGCCGACTTCCGGAACAGGGCCACGATGCGCTCGACGGGCATCTGCTCAGACGCCCGACCGATCAACCGCTGGCGCATGGCCACGGTGCCCCCAGTGGTCGGATTCGCCCCGTAGTTGACGAGGCTGACGTCGCCCTTGTCCAGGCTCACCTCGTTGATCCACCGGCGATCGAATTCCGGGTTCCACTCCTGGCGGGTGACGCGGAAGGCGAAGGACATCTCGTCGAGGTCGCCGCGCTCGACCGCCGACCGCATCGCCTGCACGTACATGTTCTCCGGATCGAGCAGGGCCTCGGAGTGGAGGCCGGTGACGCCGTAGACGGGGCTGCTGGCGCCGTCGGTCTCCTCGGAGAGCTTCAGCGTCCCCGGCTTGGTCCGGGCCAGAGTCATGCCCTCGTGGTTGAGCAGGAAGGCGACGTCGGCGCCCTCGTTGAGGGTCTTCCCGAACGCCCCGATGCCGACCGACTCGACCCAGGGGCCCTGCCAGTCCTCCATCTCGTACTCGGCGTCGGTGACCGAGGCGAAACCGGTGAAGCGGAGGTTGGTCCCGCCGGTGCCGTTGGCGATCTCCCGGAGCTCGAACTTCGGTCCGGTCGACACCCGGGACTCCGGCACGCCACGGAGCTCGGCCCGGATCGCCGTGGCCGGGATCTTCGGAGCGGCGTTCGCCTGGTCGTCGGCGTTGGCATCGCCCTCCCCGGAGCCGCCGCACTGCGGACACTCCAGGTCCTGGTCGTTCAGCGAGATGGTCCCCTCGCCGTTGCAGCGGTTGCACTTGTTGTCGGTGGCGGCCAGCTCCTCGAGCAGGTCCTCCCGTGACTTGAGTTCGGGCACGTCTTCCTCCTTGACGCCGGCATCGGTCAGATGCGCGGCGAGGTGCTTCCAGACGCCCTCACGGTCGGCGTCGGGGATGGTGGTGCCCTTCCGGGCCCCATTCAGGACACCGATGCCCGTGGAGCAGGCCAGCGTCGATGCGGATCCGGGCAGGCCGTCCTTCGACACGAAGTGGTGGATGAACTTCCACGCCGACTTCGTTGTCTCGTCGCCGTCAGGGTCGACCCAGGCGAAGGTGTCGTCGCCGATCGCTTTCGTCAGCGGTGTCTCGAGCTTCTTCTCCTGGGCGGGACCATCCCACTCGCCGTCGTCGGTAGCCGTGTGGTGGACCGGTGTGGCGGGCATGGGTTACCTCAGTTCGCCTTGTCACCGCCCTGCGTGACGGCCGCAGGCATCGGGGAGGAGTTGAGCGGCTGGTCGTAGGCGGAGAGGGCTTCGTCCGGGACCGGCGGGAGGTCTTCGGCTTCGCGGATCTCGGCGTTGTTCATCGCTCCGATGACCCGGGCGATCTGGTAGGCGGCCCAGCGCTGCAGGGTGTCGCCGCGCAGGCGTTCGGAAAGATCGAAGGTGACGAACTGGCCACGCGGCAGCCAGCTGGTCAGGAGGTCTTCCCACCGGCAGAGCCAGATCAGCAGGGTGTTGCGGACATAGCCGAGCTCCTGCTGCTCGATGCCGGCGCCCCACGAGGTGTCCTTCGTGACCATGCCGATCATGTGGGGCGGAACCCGGTAGAGCATCCCGGAGATCACCGAGGCGCTGAACTGCATCTGCTCCAAGAACTGGATGTCCGCCAGGTTCATGGTGATCGGAACGAACTCGGCACCGCCGGTGAGCACGAGCGGCAGGTGTGATCGGTTGATCCCCTGGTGGGCCTCGAGCAGGGCCTGCTTCATGGCCTTGGCCTCTTCGACGTCCAGGTCGCCGGGGACCTGGATCACCCCGTCCGGTCGGGCCGAGTTGGCGTAGAACGCCCCGCTGTAGAGGTCCTGGGCCCGGGCCATCCCGAGCACGTTCCGGAAGTTCTCGATCGGGTTCAGGCCGACAAGTCCCTCGGGGAGCGACAGGGCCATCGCCCGGGTCACGGTGTCGGGATCGGCGAGCTGGTTCCAGTAGCGAACCTCGACGGCGCCGCTGCTGCCGCGGCGGACTCGGGCGTGGTCCGGGTGGACCAGGCGGACCTGCTCCGGGTACATCTTCCGGTCCCACGCCGTGATGTTCCCGAAGAGGTTCCCCCGGAGCAGCAGTGAGACAGTGCCCTGGGTGATGAAGTCCCGGCGGGTGATCTCCGACCATGGCTGCTCGATCACCGTCGACGGGTCGATCTGCTTGGCCGTGGTGTCACCTGTCGCGGTCCACTGCCGGATGGGCAGCGTGGCGAGCGAGTCGGCGATGATCGACACCGAGCCGTAGACGGCGGCGAGTTGGAGTGCCGTGTGCTCCGAGACGCTCACTCCGGCGGCCGTGACGCCCTGCTGGCCGTTCGACGGAGGAGCAGTGCTGCCCCACTGGGCAAGCGGATTGGCACCTCGGGTCTCGAAGTGGCGGTCCCTGGTCAGGATCTCCATGGGCTACTCATCGAGCTGGGCGAAGGCGACGTTCTCCCGCGGGACGAACGTCTCCCCTGCCATCGGTGTCCGCTGGCCGCCGGGCTCGAGCAGCGAGGCTGCACGCAGGATCAGACCGTCCTCCATGGTTGCGGTCAGCGAGCCCTCGATCGTCTGGCCGGACTGGAGGTGGACGATGATCCGCTTCCGGAGGACCGACTCGATCCACTCGACGGGCCCGGTCTCAACGTCCTGGTGGCGAAGGGACACGGGTGACCTCCTGGTCAGATGTCGTTCAGGTTGATCACTCGGGACTTGGTCTTCGGCCGGCGGGAGTTTCCGAACAGGGCGAGGGTGCAGGACACCAGCGGGGAGATGTCGACGTCCGAGCTCTTGCGGTCCCAGGCCCACGCCTCGCCGAGCTTGCGGGTCTTCGCCCCGTCGATCGCGGCGTCGAGCTCGTCGTCACCGAGGTGACGGAGCGTGCCCTGGACGATGGCGTCGTAGAAGACGCCACATGCCTGGGCGTATTCCCTCGTGGTGATGATCATGGCCAGCGACCGGCCGGCCGCGTCCATGCCCACCGCATCGGTGATCTGAGACTCGAGGGACCCGGCGGGTCCACCAGGGTCGATCACCACGGCGTAGGCTTTCCACTTCTTGACGAGCTCGGCGACCCGCTCGACAACCCACCCCGTGCCCCGATCGTTGTCGAGGACCTCGATGTGCTGCTTCCCGTCGGGACGGTCGCCAGCGATCGAGATGCAGGCGCTGGACCGGTCCGGGGTGACGTCGACGGCGAAGCACACCGGATTCTTCACCTGCGAGTCACGGTCCCGACAGGCCCGCCACTGCTCCGGGGGGACCACCCTCGTCGAGATGTCGTCGGTCATGGGCCAGTCGCCGATGCCCAGTCGTTCCACGGCGAACTTCCTCATGCTCAGCGAGAGTCGCTCGTGGCCGACATGCTCGGCTGAGATGCGGATCCCGAGCGCGGGATTGGCCTCGGCCCAGTGCTGCTGGTCGGCGACGAAGTCCGGGGTGATCTTGTCGATCTGGCCATCGGCCGACCACTCGAAGTAGGCGAGTGACGGGTCCTGGCCGGACATGCCCCGCTCCCGGATCCGGGCGAACACCACGCCATTGTCGTCGATCTCCTGGTCGACGGCCGAGCCGGTGTACCAGATCTGCGGGTTCGGTCGGGCGGACAGCGTCGGCACCAGAGCGCCGTGCGTCGCCTCGGGGATGTCCATCGCCTCGTCGAGCACCAGGCAATCACCGGTGAACCCACGACCGCCGCCCTTGGTCCGGGTGCGGAAGCGGATCCGCTGGCCGGACTTCAACTCGATTCCCTCGTTGCCATGGGCGTTGGACACCCGCTTGATCCGCTTCGACAGCTGCGGGGTCTCCTCGATGAGGCCGAGGATCCGACGGAAGTGCTCGAGCGAGGTGTCGAACTGGTGGGCGGAGTGGATGATCAGCCGCTCGCCGAGGACGAACAGACCGCCGAGCTCACGCGCCTCGAGGAGTCCGCCCTTGCCGTTCTGGCGAGAGACCATGGCGCCGACCTCGAAGGCCGCCCACTTCCCGTCGGGGCGCTCGCCGAGTGACTCGGAGAGAATGAACTGCTGCCACTCGTCGAGGTAGAGCCCGGCCATGGCCGACAGCTCGACGATCTCCGGGCCGGAGGTCGAGACGTACGGAGGTACCGAGCAAAGTCTAGGACGCTGGATGCCCCGCGATGCGAGCGGCGCGACGTCGAGCAAGGTCATCTAGCTCGTCCCGTTCGGCTTCAGCCGGCGCCAGTTCCCGCAGCCGGTCGGTGATGTCGAGCAGTGCCTTGGCACACATCGACTTGGACGTTGCCGAGTTGTACCGGTCGTCGATGTCCCGCGCCAGGGCGAGAGCGGCAGCGGCCAGGCCCGAGTTGGCTAGGTCGGCGTCGACCAGGGCGAGTCGCTCGAGGTCTCGGGTGACCGACGCCACGACGGTGGCCGGCTGGGTGGCTGGACGAAGGTCACCATTCCCTCGACGAGATGCGACGCCCCTCTTGGCGGCCGCCTTCTTCACCGGTGGCTTCTTGACGGCGGCTTTGGCGGACACGGGCCTTCGCCGCGACGAGCTGGCCGGCCCGCCGGTTGCAGCAGACGTGGGCCGGGCCCGACCAGATGCTGCGGTCTTGGTCGTCGTGGTCGAGGTCCCAGCCTTCGTGGTTCTTGCCACAGCGCCTCCCACCCCTCGGTGCCGGACAGATCCCGTCACCGCCAGGCGGGATGAGTCGGTGGCACCTGGCGCACTCGACTTCGCCTCGGTCCACCCGCGGCTCCCACTTCCTGCGCTCACGAGCATGTGCGAGGCCGTACCCACGGGCCTTCGTGTTGGCTCGGAACGAGCTGCGGCGGCGGTTGGGGCCGGCTGTCACGTCGTCACTCGCTCACTGCCTGGCTGCAGCCTGACGGAGCTCGGGGAGGGAAGGCCCCATAGCGAGGGTCCTGACGACAATGCCGCTGGACTTTTCCCCCGCCCCCACCCCATGGCTGACCCGGCCGGGCCCGCCGCGCACCGGCCGCCGGTGGTGGTGGGCACCGGTCGGGTGCTTCCTGCTGCCCGTGCTGGCAGGGCCAGTGGGACTCGGCACTGGCTCCGGCGCACGCACCTGGGTACGGGCTGGCTGCAGGAACGACGAAGGGACCTGCCCCAAACGAGGCGGTCCCCATCTAAACGAACCCTACCATCACGGTGTATCCATAGTGCGGATACCAGGGACGATTGTGCGAATCACTTGCCATGGCGCTTCAACCGGTCAGAGCAGGCCTTGTCCCGGCCTTCGGATACCACCCATCCCTTAGGGTTCTCGCCGTTCTTGGTGGCGATGGCCTTGGACATCCCACAGGTGACACACTGCTCCCGGACTGGATCCGGGACATTGGACTGCGGCAAGGCTGATCTCAGTGACCCAGCAGCGCTACGAAGACGGTTGCGGGCATCGGTCGTCTCGCGGTTGAGGTTGCGGACGGCGTTGCCTACCGGATCGTACGGACCACGCCAGGTGTCGTCGCCTTCGGCCATGTCGTTCTCGTCGACACGACCACCAGCGAGCGCGACCACGTAGTCAGCGGTCGGGTCGCCCGTTCGGCCGGCGGTGATGTCCGACTCGGGCATACTGCGCGTCGGGTAGCCGTCCTTCACGGGGAGCTTGGCTCGAGCTCGGGCGATGGAATGCCCCTTGCGCAGATAGTCCAATAGACCCTGCATCTCGTCGAGCATGTCGCTGAAGTCACGGTCCGTCGGCGTGCGGGAATGGTCCACCACTGAAGATGTGTCCTCTCGTAGGCTGCGTGCTGTCGCGTTGGCCTTGGCGAAAGTCGGGGTGTACCGCACTCGCCTCCGGTCACCAGCCGGAGGCGTTGTGCTTTCAGGGCTCGGCCATCTCTTCCGTCTCGATGATCAGAGACTTGATCCGTGACCGCCAGGTGATGCGCGCCTGGACGACGGTTGCGGCCGGCATGTTGTCGGCCGAGCACGCCGACACGAAGTCGATCAGCTGACCGAGTGTGACGCCGTCGGGATTGGTCAGCTCCCGGCGGGTCTTCACCGCCACTCCCAGATCGTCCGCACGGCCATATCGTCGGTCCACTCGTCACGGAAGACCTGGTACAGCTGGTCCTCGGGTGGTGGCTCGCACATCCACCTGGTCTCGAACGAGCCGAAGATGTCCGTATTCGACTCGACCAGAACGGGATCAGGCACGTGGCACCACGAACCCGGCCGGGGGTGTCACGAGCTGCGGTCCGGTGTTGGCCTGCTTCTTCAGGTTGGCTGCCATCCCGAGTGCGAAGTCCCGGTCCATCGCCACCTTCAGGGATCCGGCCGGTGTCTCCAGGAACAGGGTGATCATCGGTTGCCCGTCCTGCGCCTGGGCCGAATCCACGAGGTAGCGGAGTGGCAGTGGGATCACCTGATTGAACACCTGCTGTTCGGCCTGCATCCGGGCCTGGACCTCGGCCATGTCCTCGGGCGTCATCTCCGGTTGAGCGGTCACGGGAGGACCGCCGCGTCGTCGATGTCGAGCTCGGCGGCGATGCTGCGAAACATCCGGGCGGCGGCGGTGCCGTAGTCGTCGGGCTGCCCGGCGTCGGACAGGAACTTCTCCGGTGCTTCCTGGAACTGTCGTTGCCACTCGGTGAAGATGGCTGCGATCACGTCATTCATGCGTCTCCTTCTGGTTGGTGATTCTCGGGTGCGTAGGCCGGCATCGATCTCCGCCACCTCGCTCTTCCAGACCGACTTCTCGAGGTCGGGGCCGGCGAGGTGCAGCAGGCACTGGCGCGCCAGGGCGCGGCCGGCATGCTTCGGGTGGATTTCGCTCAACTGAGCGATCTTCCGCAGGGTGTGACGCATCGCCCCGGCGCTGGCCTCGACGAGCTCCAGTCGATCAAGGAGTCGGACAATGTCCGGATCGAGGCCATGACCGTCAGGATGGAGCACGTCGGCCTGGGGATGCACCGACTCGCAGGTGATCGCGTGGCGATCGATGATTTCCTGGCGTTCGGTGGGGCTGACCGGGCCGACCTTCACCCTTCACCCCCTTCCGGTGAGGGGGCCGGGAGCCACAGTTCGCACGCGGGCCATGAGACTCGGATATAGGCGACGGCTCCCATCAACCATGCAGGCTCGGCGGCCTTGTGGCATCGGCTGTCCTCGTAGTGGGCGCAAGTGCCGCAGCTTTCTCCGAGCGGCTGACGGAACTCCCGGCGACTGGCCGGGTTGAACCCCCTTTCAAGCATCAGTTGTCGGCGGACCGTGCGGTGTGGGTCGGGCGACACCTCCTCGAGGAAACCGGGGACGGAACACGGGCCAGGATCGGGCAGTTGATCGCTCATCCCTCCCCTCCCGTGGGTGAGGGGGATGGCCAGGGTTGGAACCGGCCACATGCTTGCGCCAGGCCGAACAATCCGTGGTGTCGCCGTGCGTAGGTGCAGCGATTGCACGGTGCGTCGTCCGTGGCTTTCTTCCACTTCTTGTCAGCCGCCCTCTGTCGCCAATCGTCCCAGCGGCTCATCCTTCGTCCCCCTTGGGTGAGGGGGATGGGGTGGGGGGCGTCCGGTCGAAGTCGGTGAACCAAATGCACCGTCCGGGGTGTCCGAGCCAAAGCACGCATCCAGAGGCGACGGTTTCCGGCGTGCCGGGGATGTCGCACT